TCGTCGCCTACACCTATCAGGAAGAGTTGGCCGAACTGAAGCGCCGCTTCCCGCACGCGCAGACCATGAACGACGACAACATCATCGAGCGCTGGAACCGTGGCGAGATCGAGTTGCTGCTGGTCCACCCTAAGTCGGCTGGTCACGGCCTCAATCTCCAGCACGGCGGCTGCCACATGGTGTTCCTGTCGCTGCCGTGGTCGCTGGAGCTATACGAACAAACCGTTGGACGGCTGCACCGCAGTGGGCAGACGCGCGACGTTTGGGTTTACGTCATGCTGACGGAAAAAACTATTGATGAACGCATCTGGGCGGCGCTGCACGACAAGCGCGCAGTGTCCGATGTCGCGTTGGAGGAATTGAAGAATGGCTAAAGTGTTATGGCATAAGCTGGCTGTCGACCTGTCGAAGTACAGCGAGACCGAGTTGGAGCAGATGCTCGACGACGAGGTGAAGAAGTATAAGCGCACGGCTATCGCCCGGCGGCTGCACCAGCGGCTGTGCAAGCTGCGGTCCATGCGTGAGCGCAAGGAACTGATGTTGGAGATGAAGAAGTGAGCGACCCAGTCAACCCAGACCATTACAAGGTCGGCGGCATCGAGACGATTGAGTTCATCGAAGCCAAGCTGTCACCGGAAGAGTTCGCCGGCTACTGCCGCGGGAACGCGATGAAGTATATCAGCCGTGCAGGTCATAAAGACGTGACGGCAATCGAGATAGGTAAAGCTATCTGGTATCTTCAGCGCTGGCGGGACAGTCTGCTTCACACAGACACACCCACTTAGAATTATGGGCTTCTATCTGCGCGACTGTCGCGGCGCTATCCTGTGTGCTGTTGTACCGGATAGGCTTGGCAATCGCGCAGTAGGAATTAACTGCCGGCGGCGTCGTCGAACCGTGAACGCAGCCGCTTGTCGCGCTCAAGATCAGGAATATTGACGGCAGCTTCGCCCAATTCGATCTGGCGATTGATGGCATCGTTCATTTCCTTTATGGCTTCTTGCCGCCCCTGCTGCCGCAGCTTGTTGTCAGACCACGCCGCCCACAGGCGGTCAAGCAACGACAGCAAGGACGACAATAGCCTAATCATGCTTCAGGCTTAGTTTCCGAAAGAAACACAGCGGCGACACCTGCCAGACCAGCAACCGCCGTGGAGACAGCCGCCCACTGTGCGTCAGACAGGCCGAGGGCCAGCGCTAAGGCGGAGAAGCCTGCGTAGGTACTCGGTTCTTTAAGGCGGCTAAGGAGCCAATGAACAAAATTCATATCATTTTCCTTTCGGGTATTGCTTCCAAGGCAGTTCCCAGTGCGGGCCGTCCTTGAAAGTTCGCCAGTCGCCGCCCCACTGGAGCGGGACTTTCTCGAAGGCCGCTGCCGACTTCACAGTCTTGGCTAGTCGATGGTACAACGGCCAGTCCCATGACACTTTCCCGTCAAGCATCGGCGCCAGATCGACGGCGTGCCCGGTCAGGTGTCGTGAGTTCAGCGTCTTGGTTGCGCCTTGCTGCATCAGTTGGCGCTGCCGTGCCTCGGTCCGCAGACCTTCCAGCACGGTAAAGTCGAGGTCGGACATGGCCGCCGCGCGCTTGACGACGCGCGCCAGATCAGGGTGTACGCCTTCGAGGCGCATGAGTGAACGGCTGCCTAGCGTGATGCTCATATACCCACCTCAAATGCAATCTTGATAAGCAGTAGCAGGATAGCCCCAGCCACAGTCAGCCCTATCGTCTCCAGCCGTTTCAGCCGAGCGCAGATGCTCTCGTACCGCAGCGTGCAAACTTCCTCATGTGTGTTCAACCGCGCTTCGGTCTGGTCAATGCTGGTCACTGCTAGTCTTTCCTGAAGTTAACGTGCTGGGGGTCTACCATAAATCGGGTATGTTGAGCCATCCTCGTTAAACCCAACTTCAAGTAAAATCTCGCCAGTTTCAGGGTCTATTTCTGGGAAGTCGGCAGTGATCGGGCGCACCAACCCCTGCGCCATGACGTTGCGCAGACCGGCCGGCGCGCGGCTGACTTGTTCGGAGATGTTAAACGCTGTCGGGTATTGCTCCATAGCCTCGCGCATACCTTGACCGCTGACAAAAGCGTTTGCCAGACGTTCGCGGACACGGGGGCGCATAAGGGCCGCCAATGCCATCTCGCCACCTTCAGTAGCAATACGGGCCGGCGGGAAAGGAGCCAGCCCCATACGGGTTAGGTTACGGGCGAGGAACGGTCGTTCGCGCCCGATCAGTTCGTTTGCTACGGTTGCCCCGGACTGGCCCAACTCACGCATACGGTTCAGCGTCTGAAGTTCACGCGCCGCGTTCATCATGGTGTTGTACCGGCGCGGGTCCATCAGGGCCATGCCGCCGATGTCGTACTGCTTGGTGCCTTTGCCCATGATGTCTTCGACGATCTGGGGGCGTTCGCCGCCCATCAATGCGATAAACTCGTCGGGGTTTTCTTTGGCCAGTTGCGCGCCCTTTGACGCCAACTCCTGACGGTTGACAGCTTCAAAACCTTGGCGCGTGCGGGTCAGATAATCCTTAAATCCCGTACCGCCCGCGCTCTCAATCGCGTCGTCGATGATTTTACGAACGTCGGCCATCTTACCAGCCGCCGCTTCTTTGACGCCGGACGGCGGTTGATTGCGTGCGCTCATCAAGACGTTGATGATGTCGCCTAGTTCCGATTTACGGAACTGGTACAAATCGCGCGCGTCTATAACGCCATTTGCGTCTTGTGCTGCTTCAAGCTGATTTGCAGCTTTAGTCAGCGCACGACGTTGCAGTGTTGAAATGCGAGTAGCAGGAGCATTTGCCATGCGCCGGATTTCTGCCACAATGGGAGCGACCCGAAGAGGCTGCATACCTTCGGCAGCCAAGTCAGCGACAAGGTCTTCCATATCCTGCGCCGCACCGCGCAGACCGATCTGCGCTTCCATAGCTTTATTCGCGCGAGTACCGGCAGCGCCAGCTACGCCGCGCGTCTGCTGGATACGCTCCATGTCGGGGAAAATAGCAGGCGTGTCACCCATGATGCGCGCCTGTTCGGACGCGCGCTCTTCCAGCCCGCGCATACGGGGTACAAACCCAGACGCGGTCATTTCATCCGCGCGGGCCAGCGCTGCCGATGCCAAACGCTCGGCTTCAGGAACCACACGACCGGCGACATTCGCGCGCGTCAGCGCTGCCTCGCGGGCAGGGCCGGTAGCTTCTGACACCGCACGGCGGCCGGTCTCGGCTGCACCGCGACGTAGTGTAGCGGTAGCACCGCCGGATATGTCAGCCAGTGCTGCCTCACGGGCTGCTGCTTGGCCTTCCAATACACGGCGTGTCTGCTCTGGACGCAGGCGCTCAACGTCAGCGCCGAGGCCCATAAACGTGTCCGGTTCAATGTCGGCTTCGATCAAGACTTGACGCGCCAGACGCTGATCGTCCGGTGACAGTTGCGCAAACGCTGCGCGGGCTTCATCAAGGTTCTCACCAAGACTTTCGCGGATAATCTCTGCGGCCTTTAGCTTGGGTAGACGCGTCAAATCGACTACTTTGCCGCCCACACGCTTCAGCACATTGGCGACAACAGGAAGGCCAGCGCCGAACAGCGCGCCTTCACCGACGTCACCGCCGACCGCGCCGGTCGTTATTGCGCCAGATATAGCACCGCCGGCCATACGCTCGGCCAACTGGGCTGCCCGCGCACCCTTCGACAGCGCTGCCGTCTGCGCAGCAGTGCGGCCCGTACCCAGACCCCCGGTCTGGACTGCGCGGCCGACACGCTGGAGGGAACGTCCGACAGCGGGCGCCCTAGTGGCCAGTTTACCGCCGACAGCCTTGATACCTGCGCCCGCGGCGCCCGCGATAGGTGCCGTAGCTGCGATCTCCCCGACAATCTTACCGCCGGTAAACACGTTCGGACGTTCGCGTTCCGCAATACGTGTCTGCTTCTCGCCAGCCCTGCGAATTTTAGCCTTTACGCCGGGCTGGAAAAACTCTTCTACGGGATCGAGTAGGTAGTTTACCGGGTTGATCTTTTCCGCAAACTCCGCGACCGGACGCATACCTTCGGCAACGCCTTGCAGAAACGCAGCGCCGCGGCCAATCTTTTCTTTCGGTTTAGCCTTTGGTAGCGGCGCTTCAACTTTAAAGCGACGACGGATGGCGGCTTTGGTAGCTGCGTCCGCGTTTACGTACGAAGGGTCGGTAGCCACTCGGCGGTCGAAAATCGCCCGCTTAGTAGCTGGGTTGGCGTTTATGTAGTTAGGATCTGTGAGGATCGAAAGCGGGTCAGCCATTTTACATTCCTCTTAGAAGAGGGTTGTTTGTGTCTACGCCGGTAGAGGTTTTGGTCTTAGCTTTGGCTTTGGCTTTCGCGCGCGGAATGCGTTTCGGCTGCGCTCCCGGATTGCCGTACAGCTTCTCGATTTCGTTCAGCGTCGCCTCGACCGTCTCAATCGACTGCGTCGGATCAGTGGCGGCGTCAAGCAGACCCTGAAGTTCGACGTTCGAGTTCATTTCCTGCGCGGATAGACCCGCAGCATCTGCGATCTGCGTGACCAACATGCGGCGCACGTTGATGATCTTGTCGCGTGTTGCCTGTTCTTCAGTGCCAAGCGCGCGGCCAAACGGACGACCGATTGCCGTGCCTGCAATATAATTACCGATATTCTCCGGCGCACCGCGGATGCCTTTTCCGCTTTCCACCGCACCACCGCGCTGGCGAAGTTCGGCGTACAAACCGCGCAGCGTGTCGACCGTGTTGGTGACGTTCTGCCGTCCGCGCGTCGTCTGGCGCTGCTCTTTGGTGGGTGGCGTCTCGATAGGTTGCCCCATACGGACACCGCCGCCACCTTTAGTGTTGCCGGTTTCAAACTCACGCATGGCCTGCGCCACGGCAGGGATTTGGCCCGCGCCGATAGGTGTGTTGATGTCGATGCCGGTCTGCTGCGAGATGTACCGCTTGTAGTTGTTGACCGACGCGGCGCTGTTTTCTGGGCCTTGCGGGGCGTAACGGTTGATGATCTTGTCGATGGTGTTGAACCCGCGGCCGACGTAAGCGCTACGCAGCAAATTCTCCTGCGCGGCAATACCTGCCTGCGGTGTGCTGAAGGTAGCGAACCCGCCACTGTTACCGGTGTAGCCGGGCTGCGACCGCGCGAACGCGCCGTCCTTGAGGGCACCGGGGTTGGTCTGAAGCGCCTTGGCGACAGGACCGCGACCGCCGACAGCAGGTGCACCGCCGCCACCAAAGCGGCCAGTACCCGGCTGCGTTTTCGGCATGGGAATGAGTTCGTCGTTAGGGCCGCGGAGAAATTGAATACCTTCAGCCGCTTCGATGCGCGACCCTTGCACTTCAGTAGCACCACCTTGGCCGTATTTCGGCATGGAGATAATGCGCTCTTCGCGGCCAGTCGTCTGACGCTGAAATTCGCGCGCCAACTGATCCTTGGCGTCCATCGTCAAGAACAGCGCCTGTTCACGCCACGCTTCAAACTGCGCAGGGTCTTGCGGCAAGGAGCCGAGCGTCTCGTCAATCGACTGCTGAAACTCCGGTTCAGGAAACATCTGCTTCAAACGGTTGCCGACCGCGCGGGCCTGCTGCGGATCGCGGACGTTGGCGATGGCCAGTTCCGACGCGTCCATGAAGTCCATAACGTACTTGACCTGCGCGGCACCAGCTTTAGCTTCGGCTTCTTTCATTTCAGGTACAGCCTTAGCCGCCGCGCGCGCTTCCTGCGCAGCGTTTATGTCCATCGCCTGCTGCGCCTGCGCCGCCTGACGTTCCGCCGCGCGCTGCTGTGCCATCATGTTAATCATCTGCGCGCCCTGCGCGATTGCGGGGCCGAGACCAGCCGACTGCGGTGCGCGGGCCTGCAATGCGATTGCCTGATTAGCCATGACTTAATAACCCCATGCTGATTTCGGTTTAAGAACGCCCGACCCGCCGGGGCTTCCGGGGCCGGTCGGTATGTAGGGGGGCGTACCGCTAGACACATCACCCATACGGTTCATGTAATTGATCTGCGACTGGTACATCGGGAAGCTGGCGATTGACTGGCCAACACCTTGTAGCGCTCCTGCCAGCGCATTTGCGCTGCCGACGTAGCCCGACGCGCGGGCCTGACCAGCGGCTAGTTCGCTGTTCGCCAGCCCCTGACCGAGATTGCCAGCGGCGCTGGTCATCACATTGGCCGCCGACTGACCAGAACCCATCAGCGACTGAAGCGGGTTCAGCCGCGCGGCGCGCTCGACCTGATAGCGGTTAAAGGCGTTCTGATATTCTTGGCTGGCCAAGTCCTGACCGAAGCGCTGTACGCCCTTCAGCGTGCTGCCAGACAGCAGGTTGCCACGGGCAGCCGCCGACCGCTCCAACGCCTTCATACCTTCCGACTGGCGGAAAGCGTAGCCGGGGTCTTGCTGGAACTGGTCCAT